GCTCTTTTGGCGTATAGGCAGCATGTACCAGTGCTTAATCCGGTAGCTCCACCACCTCCAGTGGATCCGGTTGGACTTCCTGCATCGGCTGTAGGGCCTTTAAATTGAATCATAGTATCGATGCCACGAATACGAACATAATCCGTTAAGTAATTGTTCAATTGATCTTTTGCTATCAAAATCCACTGATATCCATCTGGATATTCTAGAACAACTCCAGCAGAGCCTGATGGCTTATATCTGGATTTTTCAGAACCAAAAGAACTTTGCTTATTATTTGATCCGTCCTTTAGGCAAAGGTATAATCCGGCATCTGTGCTATTAAAACAGATACTGTTTGTTATATCAACAGCAGGATTATAGGGAATATAAGATTTAGATTCCCAATCTTTTCTTTCAATTACAGCAGTTATTGAATTGGGTAATACTCTTTTTCCAAAGATTGCATTATTTGCAGCAACTTTTGATAATTTATTTGTGTATTTTTCGTATCCGGCTTTACCTACACCAAAGCCAAGATAATAGTCTTCCTTAAACGCAGATTTTATGAATTCTTCTGCACTTGAAGAGTAAAGCTTTTCAGATTTATTTGCGTTTGTCATACTGTTATTTATGATAAAATTAAGATATAGTAACTGCCAATGGATTTTTCTTACTTACATAAGAAAGCATTGAAACGAATGTCTGTGGCGATTCTTTTAGATTCATATAAAAACCAACTGGCTTTAACATAGAAATAAAATCGTCCTGATATTTTTCATCTATAGATGCTTCTATCTTGATAGAAAATTCTTGGTAATCAGTACCATCAGTAATTACCTTATCATTCATTTCAGATGCATTTAAAACAAAAGTATCGTCTATGCCTTTTGATAGTTGATATTCTATATCAGCAAAAAGTGTAGCTAAAAAGTAATCATAAGAAGATTCTGTTCCTTTATTTGCAACGAATCTACTCTTATTTGAAATTAAAAACTCTCTTAGTTCTTGTTCTTTCGTTTCTATGAAATCGTCAAAATCAAAATCAGAAAACATTGACGAATACATGGCTCTAAGACCATCTTGATTGCAGAAAAATGCACTCTGAATGTGTTCATAATTTGGATATAAATTAAGACCATTTGTTGAAAAATAAAAGTTATAAAATTCTTGAATTAGGTCTATAATTTTAACATCAGTATTCGTTTTTGCCTGATCTTGTATCCACTGAGGAAATTGGTTTTCTATGTAATATCTAAAGTTTAGATCGCCTCGTATCAATTTATTAAAATTATATAAATTTTTTAATTGATTTATAGCATATTCAGCTCCAACACTCATGTTCATTCCTGTTGGGCCAATAGACTGAGATGAAGTTGGATTGAAAAATAAAATCATGTTACTGATATACTTGAAATTTCATACTTCACTGCCATATTTTTCGTGGGAGTAATCTGATCAGTGTTTGGAGTAATAGTTATTATAAAATCATCAGCAATATCAACAGAATCATAAAATAGTATAAAGCCCGTTGTAGGATTGTAGATACCTACTTTAGATTTAACTACCGTTCCATTCGATAAAGTGGCATCAATATATTTAAAACCGCTCAGTTCAGGAACTGCTGTGGAAGTAGAAACAAATTTAACTGAACTACTAGAAAGATTTGAGCTTACCAAATCTGTGGTTATACTCTCTATTGGATTATAGAAATATAATGTCTTACTTTCATTAATATTTATAGTTTTTTTGAACAAAATTGAAATATTAGAATCTTTTACTATCAATCCTGGATCTGTCTCAGTAGCCAGAAGAATTAAATTAGATTTGGATATAGAATTGTTAAATTGATTTGTTCCGTATGCGGTTTGAATTGCGCTTTCGTAATCATTTCTTAACTGACCAGATGTTTTAGTTGTTCGCAACGGATCTCTTGTGCATGATAAAGTTAAGTATCCTGTATAATTTTCACTTTCTAGATATTCTATATTTAAGCCGAAGATAGCTTTACTTTGTAAGATAGTCGTCAATGCTTTTATTTGATCAGAATCAACACCAAGATCTATTACAGAATAATATATTTTTCCATAATTATTATTATGATTTTGACCATCAAATACAGCAACTTTGTTTTCTACATTTGTATAACTTGGTAGATATCCAGATGAAGTTATAGCAACTTCATAATCTGATTTAGTTATTAAACCTTTATAAGAATGATATCTAGACCCTATGTATTTTAAATAATTTAAATCTGGACTATCGTATCCACCAGAAGCAACATTGGATGTTATTGAAACTGTTGGTACCGATTTGGTATTATTTGATGTTAAAGTTGATAATATTGCTCCATTCCCAGCAGCTCCAGAAGAAACAACATAAGACAACAAAACAGTATCTGATTCTATTATACTTTTACCAATTGCATTTATATTTTCTGTTTGTAGATCCTTACCAAATTTTACATAGTAATATTTACCCTTTTTTACGACAAAAAATACTTGAGAATTTTCATTGGTATCTTTTGTTGGATCATTAGTAAAATTATCCCAATAAACAGAATTAACAGAAACCCTTACGGTTCTAACATCAACATTAGGATTTTCTATTTTATATTCTTGTGTGTCTAGATTTACATTTATTCTTAACTCTTTGACAAGTTGAGTTCCACCATAAAAAGGCAAGGAAGTAGTAGCATCAAGAGTTACTAATTCATCAACATAATAAAAGTTATTATTTGAGTTTGAAGTACCCAATCCCCTACAAACGGCAAATCTATCAACTTGAGCTAATCCAGAAGTGGTTTTTGTAAACTGTACAAGAGCAATAGCAGAATTTTTATTATTTATAGTAAATCCTGTAGCTTCAAGTAATTTAGAAACAGAATCTGTTCTTTGTGCAGTTGATATAAAGGATTCTTTGTTTACGAGATGTAGATAATGTAACCAAATAAGTGTATTGTAGCTGAAAAGATCCACAAGCATTTTAATAGCTGTGCCATCACTTTCAAGGTCATATTGTTTTCCTATGTCTGTATTTTTTAAATATGTCAATAAATTTGCTTTTAACGCATCTTTATCAAGATCTACAAGATTTATTTGATGATTCATAAAATTATTTATCTATAGTAAATTTAAAGGTAGAGTTTTTTAAATTTTTTACTACGTTATCAAATATAGAATACGAAACATCAAATGTAATAGTATTTGAGCCAAAAGTAGGATTTAAAGTTATATCATCAATTTCTTTAATAATATTTTTAACTCTATCGTAAAGAAAGGTTAAAGTCATTATTTTTGTTCCATACATATCAGTAAATTTATAGTCATCTAGGCTAAAAGAGATAGAGATATCGGACAATCTCAAATCGCCAGATTTTTGATTCAAAATATTTTTTATTTTTTGATTAATTAAAGAAGTTTTTGATACTTTGGCTATATCTCCTCTAGCATCAATATATCCTAGAATGTTTATATCTTTTAAGTAATTCATACCTCAATATTTATTAATGCATTAATATTAACCTCTTGGGTATTTGTAAATGGAGCATTTTCGTCATTATAGGCTCTTACTAGAGTAAGAGTAGTTTCCATGTGCCTATCTTTAAATATTTTATGACTCATATTTTGAATGATCCAAAAACCTTGCAGCTTTCCATCTTTTATACCATTAACATCTGGTGGATCATTAATTAAAACTTTATATCCTGGTTTTAAATTAAAAGTACCATCTATTGTAACTTGTATTTTAGTAGAATTTAAAATTGATAAAAATGCTCTTCTAACTAATGGAGTTTCTAAAGGAGTATTCCAAAAAGAAGCACTTTTAATTGTTGCAGTTAAAAGTTTTGGAAAATCTTTTCCAATCGATGGACAGTTGCAACTAAAAGGAAAATTTGGATCTGCATAAAAGCATCCAAAGAAAGATTTCCCCAAATAATATTCAATTAAATCGCACGCCTTTGCAGCAGAAAAAGCAAAATCTAAACTGCAACCAGGCTCTGGTATTTCAACATAATCTGGAGGTCCACTACCCGATGTTGTTATTTTTTTAGATGGTCTTAATTTGGCGACCAGCTCTTTAATTTCTGGGTTTTGTGTATATCCAGGAAAAAATTTTTCTAAACATTCTGTTGTTGTTCTTGGAGGAGAACCATATATTGCATATGGATTAGCGCAGATATAATCCTTTGCTTCCATGTGGTCTTCGTCTACTTCTATAGTTTTAACAGGAGTTGTTGCTATAGTTTTGTTTATAAAAACATTATTACCAAATGAAGCTGTATTATTAGTTTGCATAAATTATGCCCCGTCGCATTCTGTGCATTGTCCTTCAATAGAGTTTTGAACATCAAAAACATATATTAGAGGCATTGCCTTTAAATCATTATCTGATAAACTAATACCACTAATATCTTTAGTTGGTATTTGATACATTTTTACAATTTGACCATGTAATTGATGTATACACGGATCATCTTCTGATGGCATATATCCAACAGGAATTATTTTATTTCCTAATGGAAATTCATCTATTTCCATATTTACTCCTGGTCCAGCATATTTTCTCTTTAATCCTGCTTGATTTAATTCAAAATTTGTAAATTCGTTTATATTTAATGCGGGAAAGTATGGGGAAACAGGAATTTTTACAAAAGTAGTTCCGGTAGGAGCTGGATAAAATCCAGTAAAACCAAAGGTTTGTCCGGTAAATCCTCCAGAACGAGAACCGTTTGGTATTAATATTTCAAAAAATGGATGAGAATATCCAAAAGTAATTCCAGTAATACCGGCCATTCCAGATATTCCAACAGGAATTCCAAATGTACATCCAGCACTTACAGAACCACCGAACTTTGGATACAATTGTACCGTTTGCGTTGTTCCCGATAATCCCTCATATGCTTTAGGAATAAATTCTATTTCTTTCCACGCATATTTAAACGCTTTTGATTTTTCTGGAATTGGATCTATTACTACAGTTCCAGAATTTTCTTCAACTCCAGTAGCACCAACAATCAAAGCATAAAAAGAATCATTGGAATTATTCATACAACATACAACATATTTAAACATATTCCATCTTTCTTTTAATTCTCTAAGCTGGAAATAATATTTTGATCTAGAATTTTTGAGAGGATTTCCCTGGCCATCTTTTTCTTCTGTATCTATCATACCATTAATCCAAGGGTTAATTAACCCTTGACCTTTAGGAAAATTATTGATTCCTTGAAATCCACTAGACAATATACTAGTAATATCAATTATTTTTTGAACAAAGTTTACTTGTTCGAAACATATTCCTGGAGGTCCATCAGGAACATCTACCGTATATGATATTCCTATAATTGGGTTCATTTCTTCTATATCAAACATATTTTGCCATTTTATTTTGGAGAATCTATCATTAGATTTGTATAAATCATAAAATCCTATCTCTTTATTACGAGAAGAATTTTTAAATCCGCCATAAAACGTATAAGATGGTTCATCGCTTTTGTTATAAAATCCTTCGTCAAAAAATCCCCACTTTTTATCGTCTTGGTATTTTTTTATATCAAAATTTGAAGATTGAGATTCAGAATATGAAGTTGGATTAAAATTATCCACTTTAATTGTATTTGCCCATGTTTCGCTTATGACATTGCCAGTTTCTCCAAAATTTGCAGAGGTTAAATTAAATAACTGTCCTCCTCCCCGTAATGTCATTCCTAATTGGTATACTACAGGAAAAATAGTAACTCCAGAAATAAAATCAGATAATCCAAAATAAGGATTTTCTAGATTTGGTTCTACCCTATCGTAATAGGAACAAAACGCTCCGTTATTTTCCAGTTCCATTAAAGAAAAATTGCAAATAGGAGTTATAGAATTTATTTTAAATCCCGCAATATCATTATCTATAGCATCTATATTACCAGTATTTAATATTGCATATCCAGCACTAGCACCAACCATAGTATCATAACTAATAAAATTAAATTCTGAATCAATATTAAACCAGCAAAAAAAATCTGGAACTAGATTTGTTGTGTTTACGGCATTTGATGCTATGTAATTAAATGTAGTTAAAAAATCGCTCTTATTTACTCTGGATCCACTCGGAAATACTTCAGGACATTCTACATTATAATAATAATTATATGTTGGATCTATATAACCAGTATAATTAGTATTAGTGAGGTTTGCAAGATCGTTTAACGCAGTAGAGACAAACTCATCTATTTTTTTAATGGATAGGTGAGGAAAATAATCAAAATTTCTTCTTGAATTGTAAAAATATAATTCATGAATAAATTTTAAAGTTATTAACTTAGTAGAGTTTCTGTCAGCATAATCAGTGGCATGAGTAGCTTGATAAATTATAAAATTAAAAGTTTTTGTTGTTGGGTTGCCAGTTACCGGATCTAAAACATCTACTTCTATCGTTAGTGGATCTCTACCACTAAAATTAAAATGCGATAATATATCTCCAGTATCGCGTAAAATCAAAGTTCCAGATGGAATAATTTGGTCTATACCCTGATCAATTATTAACTGTTCAAAAAATCCACTAGAATTTTCGTTTTCTATAACATTCCAAAAAATATCTGGATTTCTTCCGTGAACGATTGTTATATTTCTAAGACTTAATAGATTAGCTACTGCCATTTATAATATTCCTAACAGGTTTTATATCTGATTTTGTTGGAATATTGATTATGTTTTTTGTTCCAATAAAATCACTCAATTCACTCACTGTTATATATCCTCCTGTAGGCGTTCCAGAAGTGAATCCAGCTATATTAAAATCTTTAATAGAAATACCATTTTCGTTGACAAATGATGTTGGAGAATTTGAAAAATTTTCTAAAAATACATTATTCAATACAAATCCAGTTAATAAAGGATTTGTTATCGGATTCCATTGGTTGCCTGTTTTTCTAATAATTCTGTAACCACTAGGCGCAGTCATTCCTTTATTCAAAACTTTAAGTTTATTTAATTCGTAGTCAACATCTGCAATATATGCAAAATTATCAGTAGTATCAAATCCAGCCTCATATGAAGGAGAATATCTAACAACTAAATCTCCAGCTTCAACAAATGCTGCTGTCTGTCCTCCAGTTGCTGTAAAGTTTGCAGATGGAGACATTAAAGCTTTAAATTCATTATATTCAGTTTCTATTTGCTCGGTTGATGGGGGCAATTCTAGAAAAGGATTTACTATATTACTCGTATAAAAAGGAATATAATATAAAGAAGAAGAATCAAAAGTTTTTAACGAAAAAGTATCTAATAGTAGATCAGTATCTAAAGTTTGAGAATAAAAACTATTTTCTATATCAGAAAAATCAATATCTATATTAAAATCTAAAATAGTTCTTTCAATTCCGTCAAAATTGTATAGTATTTTTTTGTAAGAATTAAACATTTAAATGCCTTAATTTAAATATTCTGATTTACTTTCAACGAATCCAGTAGTTGGATTTATAGCACCAGTTTCAAATTCTTTGAATATTACAGAAATAGCGGTAGCAAATGGTTGTCCATTTGTGAAATACGTTGGTCTATTTGAATCTAATGGAACTTTATTGACAGAGGTTGAAAGTAAAACGCACGGCATTGGACTTCCTAACCAGTCTCTAGTCAAAGATTTGTTATAGCCGCCTGCATTTCCAATATAAATGTTCCACAGTGGTGGGGGATATATTCTTTCTGGCAAATCAGAATAAACGGGATATGATGCCTCTCGGAATGCATTTGCTATTTTTGAAATAACTGTAGCTTCAGCAGAATTTTTAGGAATTAATAACCATCCAAATTCAAATTCCCTTCTAGCTTCAGATTTAAGAGATAGTTCCGTGATGTTGGAATACATTTGCTGTGAAGTGGTAGAACTTATGTTACTCACATAAGTAAGCATTGGATCTATAAATAATCTTTTAAGTAATGCCGCCTCGCCTCCACTGTTAACAGCTGATGCCGCAGTTAATAGTGGACCTACTGGATTTGCTTCTTCTGAAAATGCATGTTGAGTTTGGGTCACTAAATTGCCCGGAATAGGCATAGTAATATTTAAAAAGGCACTACTGCCTATACCACTACTTGTTCTTCTATCAGAAAGAACGCTATATGGAGCAGCTTGAAATCCCAAGACATAGCCCTGTTCTAAATTATATTCTGAGCCTATGAGGGGATATTGTAATAAAATTTGTGGAATTGGCATTTTTAAATCCATTATATATATTCTGTGCCGTATAAAACAAAATTTTTACCAGAGCACACTGAAAAATATGTCGGAAATTCGTCAAAAATTTTATGTAAATCCTTATGGGAAAGAAAATTGTGCAAGTATTTTGACGATAACGACTCAGTTGTAAATTGGTGTTATGAGTGTTTAAAAATTCCTTATCTATCTCCGATTGATGGAAAAGTTCATATGTATTTTCCAGATTTTGTTGTAAAATTAAAAAATAAATTGGGAGAAGAAAAGACGCTTATTGTTGAAGTAAAACCATATAAACAAACAATGCTTCCAAAAAATAAAAAATCAAAATCTTATAATGATGATACTGCTAGATATTTAATAAATGAATCTAAATGGAAAGCAGCAAAAAAGTTATGCATTGAAAATAAGTGGGAGTTCAAACTTCTAACAGAAAAAAATATATTCAAATGACACCGCAGGACATAATAAATTTAATTAGTGTAAAAAATGGAATTCAGAGAAAAAATAAATTTTCTGTTACGTTTTATGCTAATTGTTCACTCTTTAATATAGACCAAGGATATAGAATTCTTCCTGCCATATACATGAATTTTGGACAAAAGGGTATGGAATTAACACCAGACAGACTTACTGGCCCAGGTCTTGGAAGAAATATCCCAACAAATGTTACATATGAAAGTAGTTCGGGATTGCTCATAAGATTTCCTATAGAACAAAATTGGGACAATTATAAGTTGATACAAAATTGGTTAAATGCTCTTAGTGGCACTGGAACGGTTACAACAGCTCAATATTATGATTCTTGTGCTAAAACGGGAAAAGTTTTTATTACCGCAGAAACATATAATGGTAATCCAGCATGTAAATTTGAATTTTTTGAAGCATTTCCTGTAAATATTTTACCATTAGAATTTAATTCTGAACCCGATGCAGGAAATGCAACTTTTGATGTAATTTTTAATTTTAGAAGATATACAATAACAACAAATTAATATTATGAATTTCAATAGAAAATATCCATCCTATTCTTGTCTTTTACCAAGCAAAAATAAAGAAGTTAATTTCAGACCATTTTTAATATCTGATGAGAAAACACTTCTTATAATTAAAGAAGAAAAAAATACAAAAATAATATTTAAATCTATTTTAAATTTAATAAAGGATTGTTTTTTTGATATTGATATAGATCAACTGACAATTCAGGATATGGAATATTTGTTTTGTAATTTGAGAGCAAAGTCTGTTGGGGAACAAGTCAAAGTTAATTTTGTTTGTCCGACAACAAAGGAAAAAACAAATGGTATTGTAAATCTAGAAAAATTGAAAATTGTTCCTGGACAAAAAGAAAAAATTTTAAATCTTGATGAAACAACTAAAATAATTTTTAAAGAACCAAAAGTTAGTAAAATAATTTCTCTTAGTGGAGAGTTTGATACTAAACATTTTTTAAAGGCTTCAATAACTAAAGTTTATATGGAAGATAATGTTATTGATTCGGATGAAATATCTGATAAAGATATTGATGAAATTCTTTCAAAATTGACTTTGAAAGAATATGAAAATGTAAAATCATTTATTGATAATTTACCAAAAGTAACTTCTTTAATAAATTATTACACAAAAGATGGTGTTGAGAAAAAATTAAAATTGGAGGGAATTCTTAATTTTTTTACACATGCCTGACTTATATGAATATTATATCTTTTTATAAGATAAATCATTTTTTGAGCGCAGGCGCAAACATCTCAATATCTGAAATAGAATCTTTAATGCCGTGGGAAAGAGAAATTTATTTACTACAGCATAAAATGTGGTTAGAAGAACAAGAAAAGAAATCAAATGAAAAACGAAAATCCACAAATAAACTTTACTAACTTTGATTTTTTTAACATGGATTCTCTCGTACCTCCTCCAGCACCAATATTAAAGGAGGAAAAATCTGATTTTGTGGAAGAAACTGATATTTCTATAGAAGAAGAACAAACAGATATAGTTTCAGAAAAAGAAACTATACAAATTCCTGAAACTGTAGTTGACAATACCGATAGTGGTATTAATGATATAAAAGAAGAAACTATAGATCTTGATATACAGTTAGAAGAATCTGTTGTGGAAGAAAATACCACTGCTGATATCTTACCAGATGTCCAAGAGGATTCTGATGAACCAGTAACTACAGCAGATATATTACCAGATGCCCAAGAGGACGAGCAAGAACCAATAGCTGTTTCTGATATCTTACCAGATGTCCAAGAGGATTCTGATGAACCAGTAACTACTGCTGATATCTTACCAAATGTCCAAGAAGATGAACAAGAACCAGTAAATACCGCTGATATCTTACCAGATGTTCAAGAAGATGAACAAGAACCAGTAAATACCGCTGATATCTTACCAGATGTTCAAGAGAACGAGCAAGAATCAATAACTACTGCTGATATACTTCCAGAAGTTCAAGAGGATTCTGATGAACCAGTAACTACTGCTGATATCTTACCAGATGTTCAAGAAGATGAACAAGAACCAGTAAATACCGCTGATATACTTCCAGATGCCCAAGAAGACACAGAAGAACCAGTAAATACCGCTGATATACTTCCAGAAGTTCAAGAGGATTCTGATGAACCAGTAAATACCGCTGATATACTTCCAGATGCCCAAGAAGACACAGAAGAAGCAGTAAATACCGCTGATATACTTCCAGAAGTTCAAGAGGATTCTGATGAACCAGTAACTACTGCTGATATCTTACCAGATGTCCAAGAGAATGATCAAGAACCAATAGCTGTTTCTGATATCTTACCAGATGCCCAAGAGGATTCTGATGAACCAGTAACTACAGCAGATATCTTACCAGATGTCCAAGAAGACACAGAAGAACCAGTAAATACCGCTGATATACTTCCAGATGTCCAAGAAGACACAGAAGAACCAGTAACTACAGCAGATATCTTACCAGAAGTTCAAGAGAATGATCAAGAACCAATAGCTGTTTCTGATATCTTACCAGATGTCCAAGAAGACACAGAAGAGCCAGTAACTACAGCAGATATCTTACCAGAAGTTCAAGAGAATGATCAAGAACCAATAGCTGTTTCTGATATCTTACCAGAAGTTCAAGAAGAC